GCCAATCATAAGAGCTTTTGCCTTCTGTGTTCCGTTTATACACAAGTCATTCTTTCCAACGGAAATCACGTCATCTTGTTCAATCGTATAAAACAAACCATGGCACTTAGAAGAACCGGAGTAATACATGTCACATGGAACCGGTGACCTATTAACCCTTAAATACTCAAGCAGAGATGTGAAAGGCGCAAAGGATACGGGTGCAATGGCTATAAAGCCAGGCCTGAATGACATAGGGTTTAACGAGGCATCTTCCTCCTCAAAGACTGCACCTATCTGATGTCCATCGCCGATAGTAATCAAACCCTTTGCGGAAGGAAATCGTCTGAGCAATTCAAGATGCGATAAACCAAAGGTATACGCTTCATCGACTATCACAAACCTGGAACAGTCCATCGTCAAGGCCTTGTGTTGAGTGGCAACACTTGCACGTTGAAACGGATCCAACTCGCCTAGTTCTTTGATCCAATCGCTCTTAAGTTTATTGGAGGGAACGACAACAAGATCCTGTGATGTTATCCAGCTTCGAACACCCTTAGACTTTCCACCAAAGGCCAGACCATCAATGTGAGCAATGTACGGTATAGGTTTGTTATGAACCTTGTCCATCTGACCAGACATGATCTTGTTGACGGCCTCAAGTTCAAAGTCTTTTCCTATCCAGTTCATCAACTGTGAATTCGTTACAAAAGACTTCCTAAGCTTGGTTTGATCACGCTGCGTGCTAATGGCCAATGAAGACACTATATTACTGATGAATTCAGAACCCTTTTCATCAGGCGAGTACTTGCACATAGCGTTTGGTGGTATAGGCGGCAAAACTTCCACATCCTCAACCTTAGACGAATACCCAGGAAGATAGTTGTCCATGATGTCATGAATCTCAGCGAAACTAACACATCCATCCACTACAGGAAGACGTTTGATGAGTCTTTGGTTTGCTTTGATATCGTCAACGGTTACCACATCAAATGCCTTGAAAGCTTCTTCAGCAGTTTTAAATGTATCAGATCCATCCGAATAGCATTTAATAACTGGAGTAGGCAATATCTGCATGACAGGCCTACTACCATTCACTGCCCAAACTGAAGAATCTCTTCCAACAGGTACCACCGCGGGAAGTTCAGACAACATCTTCTGAGCATCACGTTCTAGGTTCTCTATGTGTGCAAGAGCTTCTGGAGAAACATTGACCTTTGCTGCATGGGCTGTCGAAAGAAGTGAAGACATCTGAGATATCCTTGCTGCTCTAGAATTGATAGAGCCAAAGAAGGACTTCAGCTCTGTCATAAACCTGACATAAGGGATATCAGCCATAGTGGTGCGGAGAGCCCTCCTTTTAGCATCCAGTTCGCTTTCTTCCATGTTCAAACTCTCATTAGTGTATCTGAGCTCAAGCTCAGCAAGCACACTGGTATCAGGA